TGCCAAACTCATTGAGTTCCTTTGATCCATATTTGTTTCTGGATACATCCCGCCTATCATCGTTGTTGGAGTCGGCCATGTCGCTGACGTTACCATCTTCACTTGATCGCACAGTTGAACTTGCTTGCCTCTCTCCCAACGGTTTGCCAACTTCTCCATATCCGCGTAACCGCTTTGCATCCCGTCGCGGGTATTTGGAGTTCGCCACCCAATACAATCTTGATCTGATGTGCGGCGCGTTGACGGAGCAAGCCGGAATATCGACTCCTTCGATGGAGTAGCTTTCACTTTCCAGATCAGATCTGACTCCGTCGAGCCAACCATACCCAGCCGCACCTGCAACTTGCTCACCCATGACGACGGGTGGGCGACAGCCTCTAATGAGTCGAAAAAAGTGCGGCCATAAATGCCGCTCATCGTCAGTTCCTTTACCTTTTCCTGCAACGCTAAACGGCTGGCACGGGCATGAGCCTGTCCAAATCGGTTTGTCGTCTGGCCATTCTGCAAGGTGCAAGGCATGGCTCCAACCACCAATTCCTGCGAAGAAATGGCATTGGGTAAATTCTCTGAGATCATCAGGTCGAACATCGATAATTGATCTTGTATCAACTTCTCCATCCGCTATATGCCCGGCCTTTATAAGATTCCGTAACCATTGAGCCGCATACGGATCAATTTCATTGTAATAAGCTGTCACCTGCCCGGCTCCCACCAGTCCCGAGGGAATGTGAGAGGGCCATGCTTGAGCGTATTGTGCGCGCTTCTAGCTGCTGACCCATACACCTTGCGGTCAACAAGCTTTCGCTCACCTCTGGGCTTCTTTGGCCTTCCTGCTACTGATCTTTTCTCGACAGTCAGAGATGGCTTACCAATATCCCAGATGCTCACGCCGTATTCCGATGCTTAGATTTAGCCCACGCTATGTTACGCGATCTTATGTAATTTAAAACACCCTGAGTTGGATATTCTGGTCTCTCGGCTAACCCTTGAGGCCATACACCAAATCGCTGCTTGTAGAGATGCGCAGCCCATCCATTCTTATAGCCACGCTCCCGAGCATAAAACAATGCGCCGCTCCAGAATGTTTGCTTCTCATCATAGGTGGGCTTCTCAGCCTTACCCTTCTTTCTAAACTCGATTAGCTCGCCTTCGATCGTCTCGACCTCAGACCTCTTGATTGCCTCAAACCCACAAGACGGACAAACTCGCTCCTTGGGCCGCTTGAGATACTGACACTGAGGGCATTTTTTAGGGAGAGGCTCTTCTTTGTCCCGCTTCTCTTTTCTAGCGACCTCTGCCGGAGCGTCCACAAAATCATAATACTCAATCTCATCCGGCAACCCGAGACGCAGCCCGGTATCACTGTGATCGAGAATCAGACAATCCGGTTTACCCTCGGACAAACGCAACCCTCGACCAATGATCTGGATGTAGAGCATCTCGCTCTTTGTAGGCCTAGCGAGAATAATGCAGGAAACGAATGGAGCATCTACACCAGTCGTCATCGTTCCTACATTGCAGATGATCTTTATCTCGCCATCGCGTAGCTGCTCAATCATTGCCTCACGATGCTTCACCTCAGTGTAGGCATCGATATAGCCAGCCGGGATGCCAGCCTTGTTGAACTGTTTCTGGATCTCTTGAGCGTGTGCACAATCTACTGCAAAGCAGAATGTGGGACGGCCCTCTCCCTTCTTGATCCATGTCGTAACAATATCGGCAACAAGTTCTGCCTTGTTCATCGCCTTGGATAATTGATCCTCGGCATAGTCTCCCATGCGTGTTTTGACACCAGTCAGGTCAGGGCTTGCCGGAGCGAAGAAACGGAACGGAGATAAAAACCCTTCCTGAATAAGCTTGCCGGGCGTAGAGACAATAATCATCTCATCCCATATCTCGCCCATGCCCTTAGCCCATGGCGTAGCTGATAGACCGATAAACTTTGTATCCGGCGCATGATCCATCCAACGCTTGTGCACCACGCTACGCTTATGGCATTCGTCAAAGATAACGATATCCACCTCTGGCAGGTTCTTCCTTCTCGCCAACGTATCGATCGAGCAAATCTGGATTGGCTTAGTCCAATTAGTCAGAGTGTGATCCGCTTGGATAACACCCATGTCATCCTCATCCATGCCAGCAGCAGCAAACGCTTTCCATGTCTGGCCAATTAATGAAAGGAACGGGACAACAAACGCTACCCTCTTATTCTTTTGCCGTGCCATAGCAAATATCTCAGATGCTATGCGCGTCTTGCCAGATCCAGTCGGAGACGACAGGACAGGCTTTCGATCGTTCCTAATAACCTCTCTAAGCTTATCAATAGCTAGAGACTGATAATCACGCAGAGACGACATCGCTTGGCAGTTCCTTATTCAGTTTTTCAGATAATTCATTCTTCAGTGCGATTCGACGTATCTTATACAAAAACGAGACATAATCATACTCGCTCATTATAGTATCATTAACAAGATAGGATCGAGCAGTTTCATTCATAGGCACAACTTTGAACGCCCAAATCTCTGGCCAATAAAAACATACAAAAAACGGCAGAGGATTATATCTGGCATCTGCAAGGTCTTTGAGGACGCGATAATTTATATCAGCCTCATTAACGAATTTCATCCTATGCCTTTTATACTCAACAATTGCTACAGGTTTACCAAGATTATACTCACACACTAGGAAATCTATATCGACAACGGGACAGTTCCAGCCCCACTCCCGGTGTCGTTTGCTCATGTCCTCATCGCGCCAGTTAGTGTCTTCCTGCTTCACTGGCTTTTCGTAATATTCAACCACGATTAGATTCCTCGAGGTTGAGGATAGAGTGAAACCCACCTGATCCTATCTTGCCTTTTAAGAAACCATTAAACGCCAAACTAATTCTAGGCTCTGTTCTATCCTCGGATAGTTTAGGAACATCATGCGGGACATCTGACTGCCAAATAAAAACATCGCCAGTCTTTACCCTCAGCCACCAGCTATCGCCGTTATACTTGTTCTCTTCTGTCCAAGGTATCGAATACCATTTCGCCATGTTTTTGCGATTCCAAAATCTTATTTCATCATCCTTGTCGGCTTGAATATAAATACATCCAGATAGGAAACTATTTGAATGAAAGTGCGAGTGGTGCGCTTCTCCCGGATACGAATAATTAATCCATGATTGCGTCATATAGATCGAACATTCAGTAGCTGGTTTATAGACATATCTAAAATATTCATTCATCCTGTCTGTTACAAAAGCTCGTAGATTAGACATTGGATCATAGATCATTATGTCATTGTCTTCCGTCATCCAATTAAACATATTCTTATGAAGATTGCCTTCATATGATTTTACAAAATCCATTTCTTCTTTGGTAAAATCTCTGCCAAGACTAAAAGACATCACAGGTGTAGGGAACAGTTCAAACAGTTCAGCTTGCATTTTATTTCCTTACCATGCCCACGCCACATAAGAATAGCGTATTCCAGATTTTACAGGTTTGACCATATGCGGATACAAGAACACAGAAGGGAATACTATATGGCTCCCGGCCTTTAACTCTATCTCTTCATCGCATAGAATAAACTCACCGCCCTCATAATTATCGTTTAATACTCCAAGGGCAGTTAGAACTGGAATGCCTCTACGCTCGCCCTCAAAGATAGAGTGGATATGATCAACGTGCATCGCCATGGTTTGGCCGGGCTGATACCTGTTATATCTTACTTGCGTAAACCCATACCATTGCGTGAATGTCAGCTGCTGGACATCTTGTATATACTGACGAAAACCATCCCATATTCTTTGCATAACGTAACTGTTATCAGCATTGTCACAATTGGAAACACTTAGTTCATCATCTCCACTTATGTGCAGCTTCTCAGTTGAGGAATAAACATTAAATGCATGTTTCTCCCATTTAGTTTTATTTAATTCCTTTACCATTCTTTTTCGATTTTTTGTGTCTATCCAATCCGGATAAACCTTCACATAGTCTGATAGGTTTTTCATGTATGCCTACGATGTCAGGGAGTTAACGGTAGAGACCTTTGCATCCATTCTGGCGGTTTCTATAATTGGCTTGCTATACGGATTTGTTGGATCTTGTGCCAGCCATTGAAC